TTTGGAATCAACAAGTTTTCAATCCAAAATTCAAATATGTTGTTATTAGAGATATGATGCCAGCTTTAGAATATTCTAAAATAAAACCATCAAAAGAAGATATTAGAAAGTTAAAATGGAAATTATGGAGAATGAAAAAATATAGAAAAACTTTTGAAGAAAATTGGGGTGAAATTACGAGTAATATGAGAAATATGCTTCATTGGTTATTAAAATATGATTATAAAACTAATTGGGAAAGAGAAGTTAAAGAAAATTATTTTCCGGTTTCTATAGAAACTGTTAAATCAAAAATACCTAGTGGGTGGAATATTATACACGAAGATCATTATATTTTTCAACCTATAGCTAATAAAGTAAAAAGAGATTTTGGGATTGAATTACAATATCCAACTCATGTTAAAATGATTATTGAAAATGCGCGCTAAACTTATAACTGAAAATCCAAATGCTATAATAGATCCAAAGGTGTGGGAAAAGAAAAAACAAGATAAATCATATACACCATCTAAAATTGAATATAATACTTTTGGGAGTGTACCATTTGGATATTATGGTGCTGATAAAATATTAATAACTGGTCATCCGGAACAAACCCACTACCATTTATTTAATAAAGCATCGAAAAGAGGATTAATAACAAATAATAGTTTAATAAAAGAAAGAGGAGAAAATTCAGGTAGATTATTTAAAATTCAAAAAATTATAACATTTTGGAATTTTCCGGAAGATTATAATGAATTAATAAAAGTTTTAAATGATTTAGAAAAAGATACAAAATTTAATATTATAAATGATCCAGAATGGAAAGTAGAAATTCCATCTGGTGAATTTAAGAATGCTATGGATTCGAATAAAAGTAGTTGGGGTTCTTGGCACCCAAGAATTGGTCATCAGGATTTTATTTCAATTAAAGATTATAAAGGTGGTTTTCAAAGATCAGAAGATGAATTAGCACAACAGCATGTTTTTTCTCCTATGGATCCAAGAAAAAAGAAAAAAGTACCAAAATCATGGGAAACATCTAAACCAAATGATTTAAAAAGATTAAAATTGAGACAAGCTATGTATGCTGAAAGTTATTATCCACGATTAAATAAATAAAAATAAATAAATTATGAAAAATTTATTAAAAAATAAAATCTTTTGGTTCGGCATATGTGTACTAATATCTATAATAAGTGGTCTTCTTTATAATTCCCTTGGTATTGCATCATTAGGTATTATATCTATAGCAGCTTTAATATATCCCGCCGTATTAGTGTTTCTAATGCTTATATTTGCATGGATAATAAACCCAATTAAACTATTTATAGCATATATTAAAAAAAGAAAAAAATAATGTGGTGGATTAGTATCTTATTAATGATTATTGCTGGAGTGTTTAATGCTATAATGGATGTTTTAAAAGTACGTTTTAAAAAATCTATTTTTCAGTATTGGAAAGGTCAACAATGGATAAATCCTTCTCTTTCTTGGCATAATAAATGGAAACCCACTTCTAAATTTGGTGATTTAATAATGTCTACTATATTAGTATGGTTGACAGATATGTGGCATTTTGTTAAAATGTTAATGTTATTATCCATTTCTTTTGCTATAGTATTTTATATTCCAATATATATTTGGTGGGTTGATATTTTAATAATGTATTTTGTTTTTACTACAACATTTGAAATATTTTTTAGTAAAGTTTTAATTAAGACTTAATTACAATATAAAACAAAAATAAAATGGAGGTTCGCGTCTCCTTTTTTATTTTTTAAGATATATAAAATAAAAGTTAATGATAAGTGAAATTTATATTAGAAATCCAGAAGATCCTAATTTTAAAATTAATGTATTAAGTCATTCAAATCCTATAGAGAGTATAATTTCAAAAATTAAAATGTTATTTGGTACTCGTCAAGGACAAATAGTAGGAGATCTTAATTTTGGTTTAGGGATAGAAGATTTAGTATTTGAAACAAGAATCAATAAATTACAATTAGAAGAAGATATTAAAAGACAAATAAATGAATATGTAACTGAATCTAGTGATTATAAAATTGAACCAAAAGTATCATTTGGTAGAGCAGAAGGTTATGATTATTGCGTAATAGATATTTTCATTGATGATGAAAAAGTTTTTGGAATCTTAGTAAAATAAAATATTTAAAATATGGCAAATATTCAAAATAATATATTCAAAACTCAAAGAATTCGTTTATCAGAATTATATCAAGATTCAATAAATTTTTTATCAACAACTTATGGAAATGTAGGTCAATATTTTACAATGGCTTCTCCTATGGGTCAACTTTTACAAGTAATGTTGAATTACGGAAGATTTATTTTATTTTATATTGAAGATTCAATAACTGAATTAAATATAAAAACTGCATCAAGACCAAATAGCATAAGAGGTTTATCTAGTTTAACAGGACATAATCCATCAAGGGCTATGGCGGCTAGAGGAACATTAACCTTTGGATATAATGGTCAAGAATTAAAAACTTATTCAAGTACTGCAGTTATTCCAAATTATACTACATTAACAAATCAATCAAATGGTTTAACATATACTGTTATTTTACCTGGAGAAGAAGCAAGAATTAATTTAACTAATATGAGTAATACATTAGATGTTAATGTTTCTCAAGGAACTATAGAATATCAACAAGCAACTGGGACAGGAGATCCATTACAATCATTTAATTTTGCAACTAAAAAAGGTGCTTCTATAGATAATTATTTTGTAAATGTTTATGTTAACGGAAAATTATGGCCAAATCAAGTATCAATTATTGATATGCCATTTGAACAAGAATCATGTATGATAAAAACAGGTCAAACTGGTGGTATTGATGTATTTTTTGGAAATGGATATAATGGAAAAATTCCTAGTCTTGGTAATACTATTTTAGTTGAATATCTTATTACTGATGGTGAACCAGGAATTATTAATTCCATGGACTCTAATGCTCAAAATCAATGGAAATTTATTTCAACAGGCTATGCAATAAATGGAACTCCAATAGATTTAAATAAAATTTTAAATGTATCTATAAAAAATGCAATTTTATTTGGAACTTTAGAAGAACCACTTTATTTAACAAGATTACTTGCACCTCATGTATCAAGAAGTTTTGTTTTAGCAAATGTAAATAATTATATTTATTTTTTACGTAAACTTAATATGTTTACTATAATTGATGCTATACCTGGATTTGCAACATTTGAAGATCAATATTCTTTAGATAAATATAATCAAGCAAAAGGTACATATGAAACATCACAACAAGAATATTTAAATTTATCTGCAACTTATGGAGTTGATTCAGAACAAGCTACTGCGGAAAAAGAAGTTTTAGATGTAGCGAATCAACAATTATTTATAACACAAAAACAAGTGGAAGAACAAAAGAAAGATGATAATACTTTTTATTTATTTTTAATTCCTGATGTGAATAAAAGAATTTCGCCCGGAATTAATTATTATGATGCACCTATAGAATCATTTTCATTATCTATTGATGAAAAAAGAGCAATATTAGATTTAATTGAAGAAAGTGGTCAAAGAGTTGCTACAATTGATAATGTAATATTAGATATTCAATATCCAAAATTTGTAATTAATATGTCCATAATTTTATGGGAAGGTTATGAATATGATAATGTTAGAGAAAGTATTATTTCATATACTTCTGATTATTTTTTAAAAAATACAAGAAGAGATAGAATACCTGTTTCTGATTTAATAAGAGTTATTGAGGGTGTAGATGGAGTAGATTCTGTAAATGTTTGGTTTGATGCAGATAAAGAAAATTTTAATATTTACAAAACACATTATGGAATAGATGATTATGGAGATATTATTTTGGAAAGATATGTTAAAGATGCATGGAATAATAATGTTCCAGTTAAAGATGTCTATGCAATGATAAGAGGTGGATTTGAAAGTATAAATGGTGTTGAATATGAAGATAGTACAGTAAAAAATGTATTATCAACTATAAATATTCAGGTTAGAGGTTTTACTCCTAAAGATTTAAATGAAGAAAATAATCAAGCAATTTTAACTAATGTAGGTACAAACGTATGAACAAATATGAATTAAACGTAGATAATCAAGAAAAACGACAGCTTAATAAAATCCGTTCTTCTTATATGAATCAAGCTAAACATTTAAATGATAATTTTAAAAATTTAGGCTATGATTATATTGGAAATTTGCTTAAAAATGGAACATCGCCAGAATTATGGGCTAATCCTCAACAGATAAATTTATATGGAAAATTAGAAAGTCTTATAACTTATGTATTAGAAAGTTCAAAAATGGTTAAAAAATGGTTTTCTATTGCACATGATAAAAATACAACCCTTCTGAATTAATATATAATATAAAACATGAATTTTGTTTATATTACAACTAATTTAATTAATGGGAAACAATATGTTGGTTCTCATGATGGAGATGAAAATGATTCTTATTTAGGATCTGGAAAAATAATAAAATACTCTATTAAAAAATATGGCAAGGAAAAATTTAAAAGAAAAATTATAAAATACTGTAAAATAAATGATAATTTAAAACTTGAAGAAAAATATATATTGCGTTATAATACGTTGATTCCAAATGGATATAATATAAGTCCTACTGGAGGTGTTCATAAAAATGGCGGAAAATTATCAGAAGAAACAAAAAGAAAAATTTCACAAACTAAAAAAGGTACAGCTCCATGGAATAAAGGGAAGGAATTTTCTGAAGAATCAAAAGAAAAAATGAGCAAATCACATTTAGGAAAATTAAAATCTAAAGAAACAAAAAAGAAAATGTCAGATTTTCAAAAAGGAAGAATTAAATCAGAAGCAGAAAAAGAAAATATTTCTAAATCTAAAAAAGGTAAAAATAATCCAATGTATGGTAAAATTCCATGGAATAGAGGATTAAAATTAAAAAATCATAAAAA